ACGTGGCTGTCCCTTTCGATCATCCATGCCATTACGGAATCCATGCTTATAGGATGGCGGCTTATGCTCTAGCGAGGCTGGCTCATAAAAGCTGTTCCAGTCCATGCCATCCATATAGCCCTTCACCATCTCATCTAGCTTGCTCATCCCGCCTCCTGTTATCCGATTGTACTACTCATTCCTGCCCGTAGATAGCAATAAATGCAGCATCGGCGTATGCCTGCCCTGCACCGATCCTATCCAGCTCGCGCCACTTAGGCCACTTCTGGATAGCCTTGCTGCGGGCTGCGTCCTTATTGGTTCCGATCAGAACGGCTCGCTTCTTCCAGCGCTGAGGCGTGACCATAAGAGTCGGGATTTCCAGTGCCGCCAGAACGCCCGCAATGACGCCAGCGGAGTGGCCGAAATTGAAGCTACTCGTTACACCCTGCTTAGGCATAGAGTGAACTGACTCGACGTAGGCGCGGATATTATCGCTTGGCAGGCTACGGATGAACTCAGCTACGGCCAAAGCGTTAACGCGAGTCGCAGAGCCTTCCTTCATCACCGGCATCCGCATCCACTCAATCGGCTCATGATGTTCATCTAGCGCTACCAATGCGCCACTAGCGCCTGGATCAATACCTAAGATCATTTCTTCTTACTCCGTTGTGCATCCTCAGCCCGCCAGCCTTCGCGCCATTTCTTGCGAAGAACCATGCATTCCTCAGTCGGGCCGTAGAGCGGCATTGCCGCCTCAGTCCTGCCCTCTTGCCTAGCCCATTGGCCCGCTTGGTAGGCTTGCTCTTGGCGGGTCATTTAGGCGGCTCAGGCGTTGGCATCCAATGTGTAGGCTCATCCCACACCCATTTATTTTTCATGTAATGATCTACATATACACGCCTCTTCTCGCAGCAACCATCGGCTCCATCATAGTCAAAGTTAGGCGCATACCAGCAAGGCTCTCTTACATCACGCCACCGACCATCCTTCCAAGTGCTGTGCTCACCGTTTGGATTCCAATACGCATCAGCAACCCTGTGCCCTCCATCTCGTGAACAATTAAGCCACAAGTCAATTACAGTGCCATCTTTTGGTGCAGTCTCAATTGGCCGCCAGTCACTCATCACCCTCTCCTAGTAGTTGATTCTGCCTTTCGAGAAGTTCTTCGTCATTTCCGAATACAGCAGCGAATGCCTTGCCACCATCAATCAGGCTTGGCCCAAACAAAACCACCATCTCTTTACAGGTCGCACCTTCAAAAGGATAGCGGCGATGATGCCAGGTACAGAGTCCGACGCCGAACATATGGCCTCGCCGAATGTTGCCGGATTTCATGTGGTGGTAATCGACACCCTCAGTATCTGAGCCGGAAAGGCCTGCCGACCTAAGAACCTCGCAGGCCATGCATAAACCCAAATCTTTTACTGCAATGATTCGTGCAGCCTCAGCCTTGGTTGGCGTGCCGGTAGATCGGCCTGACTTCACTTCTTAAGACCAAGGCTGACCCACATAGCCAGAACCCAGCCGCCGATACATGCGCCCCACGCAGGGGCATCACTTAGGTATCGCAGGGCCAGATAGCCAACCACGAATGCAGCCAATTCAGCCAGTCCGCGCTTCATGGCGTCACCCACTTGAAATGAGCCATGCCGCTAGCGTGGCCGTAGTCGAACGCCTGACGCTCAATCTCACCCTCATACGGATTGCGGTAGGCCATGCCCATCAAAGCCTGGTGACAGCCTTCATTGATGATATGCGAATAGGCCGAACCCATCTTCGGCAGCTTAAAGTCTACGTGCATAACGCTTTCCACCTATTAACCTCGTTCTGATAAAAGTCGATGCGGTCTTGTTTAACCACACCGTAAAAATTGGGATCGACCTTGGCCGTCTCTAGCTGGTCTATTGCTGCGGCTAGCATCCGACTAGGCGCATGGTCATATAGATCAAGTTGGTTATTGTCGCTTCTCAACTCCGTATTCCTTGTCAGGGTCAGGAATTATGATTCCGTGTCTCGCCCCCACGCGCTGAATCCATGAAACGTAGGACCAAAATGCCTCCCCACTTATTACATCCCTGTTTCCCTCTTCATCTTTTGTCGTAGTCCGGATTGGTGATTCGCTAACTCGACCGCCCGGCAGCTTCTTGGACTTCCACCCGTAGAACTGGCCTAAAAGATATTCAGCGATTTCATCCGGCTCATAACCCATTGCTTCTGATAGCATTTTGTAAGGCACGCCGTGCAGGTAGCGCAGCTCTGGAATGCTCCGCTCAGGCCGGGCAATCGTGAACTTAATATTGACCGGCTTGCCAATCTGAAACGTCCTACAAAGCATGACTACCCGCTCAATCTCGCGCTCACGGTTTTTTGGCGGCAAGGTAACGACATTCATACTTATGCCGCCGCCGCATTCCAAAGCATCTTCACGACAATCATCAGGCATCCAATCACTGACCAAGTAACAATGCGATCCTTGATCTTTGCATTCCGAGCCTTACGTTCATTCAGCCTCTTCCACATGGCTGCACGGTCTACGTCAGCCTGAGTCTCGCGGCGAATTTCGGTGTACCTGTCTTGATGGCGAATTGAACGGTTCACAGTCGGGCCTCATAGCGGTGCTTGCGCTCTTGATATTCATTCCAATAGTAATCGCGAAAATCAGAAGAATCAGCGTTCTGCCAGCGAACACGCGCGCATTCAACTTGGAACTCTTCAAAGCTATCAAAGTCAGGAAGTTTAGGCATTTCGAACTTCTTCATCTCACTCTCCCGTTAGGCCGCTGCCCGATGACTACATCCTACGCCTGTTACATCATCGGATAAACATCACCAGTAGAACGATCATGCTCATGGATGGAACGATCAGAAGTCTCGCTCTCGCGCCAAAGACTGGAAGGCCATCGTCTCAGCCTCAAACCTGACCTTCTTGAACCCGGTCGGGCCGTGGCGATTCTTCTCGATCAGGATTTCAGCCAATCCACGGTCAGGCGAGTCAGGGTTGTAGACCTCATCCCGATACAGCATCAGGATTTGATCGGCCTCTCGGGTCAGTTCATCGCTGTTCGCCAAGTCACCAGCGTTCGGGCGCTTGTCGCCAGTCCGGCTATCCACACCCTTCACAACCTGCGCCAGCGCTACCACCGGAACCTCAAGGTCGCGGGCAAGGTTCTTGAGGCCACGGGCAATACTGGCAACCTCTTGAGTCCGGTCAGCGCCAGGAACCGTGATCCGCTGTGCGTAGTCAATGAAGATGATCTTTACGCCATGGCTGTGAACCCACTTGCGCGAAACGCCTACAAGCTCATCCAGAGTGATTGCCGACCGGTCGTAGATCATTAGATCGCGTTCATTGGCCTTCTGCACCCCCGCTGTGAGCATCGGCCAGTCTTCATCGTCAAAGCTACCGTTACGCAGCTTGGTGGCTGCTACGCGGCTCAGGAGGCTCACACGACGCAATGCCATCTGCACGGCAGGCTGTTCCGCAGAGAAGAACCCCGGCTTGAATCCAGCCTCAGCAGCAGCCTCAACAAGACCGCCGATGAAGGCCGTCTTACCCATTGCAGGCCGTCCGCCGATCAAGGTCAGGTCGCTGTTCTGCCAGCCCCCAAGAATGTCATCCAGTTCAACCAATCCAGTCGGAATGCCAGGAAGCTTTCCATTGTTGGCGTGAGCGAAGGAAATGGCTTCCCATGCCAGCTTCATCGCCTGCTTGCCGGTGTACTCGCAATCGGTAACCGAAGAATTGAGCGAGAGCAGTCGGCCAATCGCCGAATCCACCGCATCATCCTCGCCAGCCCGTGCGCCAGCCGAAAGCTCCAACGCAATCTGAACCACCTCACGCCGCCGCCAATTGTTCCGGACGATGTTGGCATAGGCTGGAACTTGGGCCGCAGACGGGGTGGTGCTGGCAAGGTCTAGCGCTTCCGTGAACAGGTCGCCGTCAGCCTCGCCAATCGTAACCGCATCGGCTGGCTCGCCGGCCAGCACCCGCGACTTGATGGCCGAGAAAAGGCGCTTACGGGTCGGTGAAGTGAAGTGGTATTCCGACACCAATGACGCAATGTCGTGAAACCGCATGTTATCCAGCAGAAGCCCGCCAATCACCGCCTCTTCTGCAAATGTAGCTGTAACGCTCAAAGTTCATTCCTCCGACGAATCGGCTCAGATGAGCCATTGTTTCCATATCCCGAACTTGCGTAACCATTGGTGTGCCGAGAATTGCGAATCCAATTCCTCCACGTAGCCTGCCAGTTAGCCTTTCTACCATCCTTGCCAGCCTTGGAATGCCAGAAGTCCTTAAACTTATCTGCCTCCTGCAAAGCATTGATCCCCGGCTTCTCTGACCTTGCCCATGCCAGCCACTCTTCTGGCGGAGTCCAGTCGTCGGGCAAGCGAGAGCCGGTAGGCGACGCCAAAGCTTTCTTCTTCTGATCTGTATCTGTATCTGTATCTGTATCTGTATCTGTTGTAGCAGCTACCGTAGCAGCTACTGATTTTGCTACATCTAGAATAGCACCGCTAGTTAGAAGAGCCTCAAGCGCAGATGCATCAGAAACCTTACCGGCCTTGATAGCCGCAATAGAAGCAGACACTAGGCCTTCGTTTACAAACCACTCCCCACCAATACTGTGCCCCGAAAGTAGACGATGAATTTCCGACTCGCTGACACCATTGGTGCGAAGATGACAAAGAATTTCAAGCTTGGAGCTATTCGCCGTTTGAAGGTTAGTAAGGCGTGCCCATGGATTCCTAGAAAACCCAATCTTCACGCGCCCACTAGATTGCTCACCAATGAAGTACACATAGCACCTCTTATCGGCGGAGTCTTCTGATCCTGGCAAGCCCTTATTAGGAAGATATTGCCGCTTTTCCCACGAGGTAGGCTGGCACTCAGGCATCGTTATCAAACCGACCTCAGAAAGACGCAGAAGTGCGGAATCAAGCTCAGCCTTAGCCAATCCAAGTTTTACGGCTAGCTTTCTCATCATCATGGACTGATCCTGCTCCTTATCGAGCAGCCCTGAATTCTTGCAACACAGGAGGGCAACGTAATGCCACCGATCTTCAAAAGACAAGAGCCTAATGCTCTCGTGGTCAATGATTTCCGAATACATGCGGAACCAAGGATTTGCCATCAGCCTTCACCAGTAAAAGCAGCGATAGCCTTAGCGTACTTCCGGCGCAGGCGTGCAGCCGTCTTCTCATCCAGCAGCGCAAGCCGCTCTTCGGATGAGTTGTCGGCAATGTCGGCCAGCTTTACGCGCAGGGCCAAGCGATTTTTACTAATCCGCCAGTAGTAGGCGTTACTGTCAGAGCCAACGGTTCGCGTCAGGGCGTATACAGCCTTCAGGACGCCAATGGAAAATCCATGCCGAATATCCATTCCGAAAGATTCGTCACAATCCTCTAGAACGTCATGCAGCCACGCGACAGCCTCAGCCACCGGATCATCGCTGACCGCTGCTGCCACTCGGGCGACGTGTTCGATATAGGGGCGACCGGCCTTGTCTACCTGGCCTGCGTGAGCGCGATAGGCGAGTGCTTTGGCGCGTGAAACAATGTCATCAGACATAGAAAACCTCAGTAGTGGTGGATTGCCAACAGGAGGCAATCCCCAACGGAGGAGAGGTCATGGGACCAAAGGGGTCCTATCACAATCCACCACTACTGAGGTCTTGCTCCGTTTATTTATAACCGGCTTGCCAACCGGGCCAACGCAGAACGCTGGCTGACATAGTAGACCAAACAAAAGCCCCTCTGTCTAGAGGGGCGTGGGGTTACGCATCATCTTCCTCTTGGATCATCCCTATAACATGCTCAGGAAACCGATAGCCAAGCTGGCGTAGCTCAATCAGCACGTCGATAGCCATATCATTGCTAAGCCCATCCCACGACTCGCCAGAATACTTAAGATCAATGTCCACCCGATCAGCCTCATCAATCATCTGATTGACCTTCGCATGGCGTGCCATGAAGGCATCAATGTCTAGATAACTGACAGGATCAGGAAGCGCCTCCTTGTAGATCAGACGGTTGCCAGCAACATGAATTGCGATACCGCCAGAGACGGAATCGTACACATACAAATCGCACATATGGTCGTCAGTTGACCAGCGGCAATAGCTCATCCAATCTTCCCCTCATCCTTAAAATTCTCCTCCTCAACATCCCTCAGCAGATGAGAGCGGTTAGTTCCCTCGCACAGAGCTTTGATGCATGAGTAGCTGAATCCCGTGCGCTCTGCTAGGTATTCACGAGGTACACCCGCCAGGTTTTGGCGGATGACTTCCTTAGCCTGTTCGTCGGATAGCCGGATCACGCTTTACTCCACATTGGAACCTTGATCCAAACCGGCTTGAGGCTCCCATTGCTGCTCTTAGCCCCAGCAGCGCCGCAGCGGATGATAAGCCCATCGCAGTTCAGGCCACGGATCACAGTACCCATGGTTCGCTTGTCCCACGGCTCTCCGACCTGAGCCACAATGTCCTTCAGCAGTTCTTCGCTGAGGAATGACTTGGCCCGATACTTGCGGGCGATGATCTTCTTCGCAGCGGAGTAGGCAACACTGGCCCAAGCCGAGTTCTCCATCACTTCGGTTCCATCAATTTTCATTTGACACCCTCCAAAAGAAGTTCAGTGCGGCAGTCAAAGCAGTACCGGCACTTCGCCCCATTTGAGAAAACGTACACATCCTGCTCTTCACAGAATTCACAGGTAGGATGCGGCATAGGCTTCTGGCAACGGCTGGCATGTTGGCGAAGGGCCAATTGCAGGTCCAACTCTTGGAACTCACTGCCCTGGTCGGCGAAGTCCAAAGTCATTTCTCCTCAATAGTCAAGAGAATTACGCCGGAAAATACAGCGCCTACCGCGCCAAATAGTCCGCAAAGAGATCGGCTCGCATATGTCCACTCCGAAATATTGAAGCTAGCGGCAGTGAAGCTTCCTGCCACGTAAATTATGAAAAAAATTGCGGCCCATGCTGCTGCGATCTTGAAAACAACTTTCATTCCTCTCTCCTCACTTAAAAACAACGTAGGCGACTACAAGAGCCGCGACACATACCCATAGGGCGATAGTTCCGACGCTCGACTCACGGCGCTTGCGGCGATAGCCAGCCGATGCGGTGCAGTGGTCGATTGTGATGCTGAGCATTCGTTTTGCGAGGCTCATGCTGATTCTCCGGTGGCTTTGGCGTGGTGCTCACGGTGATGTTTCGGACATAACCAGCGAACATGTAGCGGCCTGCTGTAATCGTCGTGATGCCCGTGCGTAGGGCTCGAGCCGCATAGTTCACAAGGCTGCCGTACAAGCGTGCCAGATTGGATTGCACGTCGAACAGCAAGGCGTGCGGCATGACGTTCAGCATGTTTTATTCGGTAGCCGCGCATTTGCTCTGCCTTCCTAGCTTTTCGCACCGCGTCTTGTCCGTTAATTTCGCGCCAAGCACGATTCCACTCTGCTTGCTTTTGTTTGTACGCCGGATCTTGACGACGCTTGGCGCTACGCTCGCGCCAGTATTCGCTTCGGTCAGGCATTGCTATCTCCTACTGCCTTCTGGATAGCAGATACAGCCTCACTCCATCCAGTTGACTCTGGATCGACCGCATCAACGAGCCTTTGCAGCGCCTCCAGCAGCTCCGGCGCTGCGGCGATCAGGCGGGCGTTGGCTTTAGTAATCTGCACTTCTGTTTCTGGCGCACCCTCGTATTCAACATGCCGAACATCCGCAATTTTGTAGCGCAGCCCAAGCTGAGTTCCGCGAACTCGCAGATATCTTTTACCCATCTCCTCCGGAAGCACCTGCCATGGACCCTTTGTATACTTATTCATCCTTCCCACCCTTCAGTAATTTGAGTTTTGGTTTAACTGGTTTGTCATGCGGCGACCGATTCACAATGACTCTGTAGCCGCGCTTAGTCTCTTCTGTATCTACATCGAATCCCGCCTCTCTCATCGTGGCTAGATGAATGTCTAGCCGGTGCTTCACGATCCGGGTGTTTATGCTATCCCCGCCCCTTAGGTCCATCCACCCTACTGGTGGTCGTACTTGCTTCGTCATGGGTCTACCTTACCCCAAATATTGGCATTTCATTGTTCCAAGAATGGAACGGATCATACTCATGAATGATGTTGATCAGATGATGGAATTGGAGGATAGTCTGTACATCGAGACGGGCCAAGGCCCTTGGGAGAGTAGAGATGGCAGACTGGCATGTGGCGCGAAAGGATGATGCTCCGGACACGAACGAGGAGCGCTGGACGGACGCCGTAGAGGTAGTGGCAGCAGAGTTCGCCAATGACACGGGAGCGCTTGGCGAGATGGTCCAGGCTGTCGCGGCAGCAGATGACGTGCTGCGCTGGCTCAGCAACGCAGTAGAGGTGCCGCAGCATCATATCCATGCCCTGCGCGATCTGGTGAAGCTGGCGGCGGACGTTCGCAAGGATGTTGAGTTGGAGATGACTGACTATCGGAGGAATCAGCGATGAGCAATCGATACAACGGTGTTCTGCCGCTCGATCATAGGCTGTATAAAGATGAGGATCACAAAGCCGTGGATGCTGGAATCGATGCTCTGGCGGTGATGGATGAATTAGCCGAGGGAACTACTCTCATGACGCGAGTCCAGTGTGGCCGTGTGCGTGAAGCCCGCGCCGCAGTCGCCGAGCTGATCGAGGCCAGCTCAGCATATCTGGCTGGCGAATATTGGGACGATGAGGCGGAGTGGAACGTAAACTACCAAGCGCGTCGCCGCCGGGAGCGCGACCGCTTCGCTACCGCGCTCGCCCGCGCACGGGGTGAGGCATGAAGATCAACTGGCCGATCATGCTGGATGAGATTATCTATGTTGGTGGTGCGATGGCTATGGCAGTTCTGGCACTTGGCTTGATCGGGATTGGGTACCTTTGGATTGGAGGGGTGTGATGAAGGTTTTTATTGCAGCAGTATTGATGATGGGCATGGCGTTCGGTGCGAGCGCTAGCAACAACTGCGGGCCCGCTGCTGATCTTGCAAAGACGGTAATGAAGGCGCGCCAATCTGGCATGTCCATCGTCAAGGCTATGGAGATTGCAGGGGATAACAAGGGAATTCAGGCGATTGTGCGGCTGGCATACATGGAACCTCGCTACAGCAGCGACATTTACCGCGACAATGCCGCGACTGACTTTGAAACTGAGGTTTACCTGATTTGCATCGGGGGCAAGTGATGAAAAGGGAGTATTGGTTTCTCGTAGGGGGTATTGTGCTTGGGATCGTGCTGGCTGGTGCTAAGTGTTCGGCTAAGTTCGATGACAGCAACCCCGAATGTAAGCGTCTTGAAATAAGCACTGGGGCAGAACGATCTGTCTCATCTACAGAGACGGAAGCAAGGTAAAATAGCTGTACGATGCATATGGAGCGAATGCCGTATGGTGACCGGCGATGCGGCTGAAGAATAGACCTTTGGGACTTCAGGCACCCGATGATGCGGAATATTGCTAGGGATGTAGGCGGACGGTCACGATGGGATCACCTCTGTCAGCTCCACCACTTTGAGAGGGATAGATAGGATGGGAAATAATTCACCGCCAGATGGTGTTACGCCAGTAGACCCGCTGACGCTTCAGGGGTTAATTGCTTATGGACGAAATGCTGCGAATCCTAGTGCCGGTGCAGTTCCTTGGCATATGTGCAATCTAATCAAGCAAATGGTTCCATATCTTGAGGAGCTTGCTGAGTTGAAGGGTGACTACAGTGTTTGGGACCCGCGATACAAGAAGACAAAGGAATAAGCATGGATGAGTATCCGGACGTAACGAGTCCGAACGAGCCGGACGTGCCTTGCTATGAGACTAGCTGGCCTTTTGATGACTATGAGGGGTTTTAATGGACACTAGCAACGCCAATCCTGAGTTGTTTGCAGCTATCAGCGCTGCACAGGGGAAGATTGAGAATGCAACAAAAAATGCACAGAACCCACACTTCCGTAGCAACTATGCGGACTTGGCAGAGGTTCTTAACACTGTTCGCCCAGTTTTCAGCGAAGAGGGATTGAGCATCATCCAGTCCACGGAGTTTGATGGCGAGGTGGTGAGCGTATCCACTGTGATTGCCCACAAGGCAGGCGGATACATTACGTCCCGCGCCTCATGCAAGCCCGCTAAGACGGACGCTCAGGGCGTAGGGGCGGCGACTACCTATTTGCGCCGATACTCTGCTGCTGCTATCGCAGGGATCGCACAGGAAGATGATGACGGCCAGTCTGCCGCGCACAACAGCAAGCCGCAGGCTAAATCGGCAGCGGCGAAGGTTACGCCGACAACTGGGGTGTGGGAATCCATGAGTGAAGAGGCTCAGGCGTTCTTGCAGGATCATGCAGACCACATCATTGACCTTGGCGTAGAGCGAGCAGCCGATGCAGCCAAGTACATCAAGACGCTGGAAATCGATAATGACGAAAAGACTGCGCTTTGGACGCGTCTGCCGAGCCAGATTCGTACCGCACTGAAAAAGGAAATGACGCCGTGAGCAACTTCAAAGATGTTTGCCGTATTGGCAAGGATGCAGTGACCCGCTCCACGCAAGGCGGAAAGTCTGTTACTGGATTCAGTGCTGCATTCGATACCGGCTGGGGAGAGAATAAAAAGACCTATTGGCTTGACGTGTCTGGTTGGGGCGACCGATACGAGAAGCTCGCGCAGTATCTGACGAAGGGTAGCCAGGTTTTGGTTGAGGGTGACATTGGAACGCGCGAGCATGAAGGGAAGACATATCTAACGCTGAACCTGTCGGAATTGAAGCTGCTTGGCGGAAAGCAAGAAGGCCAAGGCGGCGGCTCTGGCGGTTCGCGTGGCGGTGCGCCCAAGCGGGAGCGTCCGCAGCGGGCTACGGATAACCCAGTAGATGACTTCGACTCCGATACCATCCCGTTCATTAAGCAGCGAGGAAATTGGTAATGGCAAATAGCTCTAGCAGCTCCAGCACAGCCGGCATCGGATTCACTGGGCTCCTGACCATCGTATTCATCATCTTGAAGCTGACCGGCGTTATCGCGTGGTCATGGTGGTGGGTTCTTTCTCCCATTTGGATCAGTTTCATCCTTGCAGTGGTGATAATCGGCGGCATCGTTGGGCTAGGCGTGTGGTCTAAGCGATAGTTCCATTTCTGTACGCATAGTGTTCCAAACATGATGGCTTCATCGTTCCTAGTAATGGGTATGATGGAGCCATCAATCACTAGTAGGCTTAGTAATGGATGATTTCATTAAACACGCGAGAGAGCTTGCACTTAAAGAAGCACTGATTGATAAGCTTCTTGGCGAGGTTGATAGCTTGAGGAAAGATGCGTCTAGGTATCGGTGGCTGCGAGAAGGTCATAACCAAGAAGCAGGCCACATTGTTTCAGGGTATGCGGGATTGGATTTGGATAGGGCAATCGATTCTTACATGAAGGAGCGGGCCGAATGAACGGGAAGGTTACTGATGCGGCGGTTGAGGCGGCGATAAACGCGTACGAAAAGCTATCCGAATGGGGTGACTCGCTGGGCAACGATGCGGAGCGTGAATGCATGCGCGCCGCGCTCGAAGCCGCCTTGCCGCATCTCCAGCCCTCAAAGCCAGAGTCCGGGCGGCTGCGGTATGAGCTGGGGGAGCGGGCGGAGTTTGAGGCTTGGGCGGATTCCGGCGGCTTCGACATTACGAAGTTCAAAGGTATCTATAACGCGCTTGCTACTCGTTCGGCTTGGGAGGGTTGGCATTACCTCTCCGCAACTGGCAAGCAGCAGGTTGGCGAGGACTGGTCCCACATTGCCAACGAATGGGCCGACGCGGCGACCAATGGCGTGCAGTGGCTGCGCAACATCCGCGATGGTGCTTCGACCGTAACCGACGCACTGGCGTGCATGGAGAGCAATGTTGCGCGAATCCAGCAGATGAAGCCGCAGCAGGTTGGCGAGGTGCAGTGGGATGCGCTGTGGTGGCTGCAGGATGCCATCAACACGATGGCGGAAGGCGGCAACGAAACGCACACGGAGAAGTTGCAGGCTCTGCATGATGCCCTCGCCGCCCGCCAGCAGGAGGGGCAATATCCCGAGTACATCCGCGACGTGCACGACGTAGAGCAGGGCCTAATCCGGAATCCGAAGTATGTAGCGACTGAGTCGGCTGGTGAGGTGCAGGGGGATAGGGCGCGGTTTGAGGCATGGGCCGCAACCAAGAACTATGACCTGCACCGCGCCTTCGGTAGCACGCATTTTGCTGACGGGGAATACACGGGCGACCTTACCCCTGATGCTTGGGCCGCATGGCAAGAAGCCCTCGCCACCCGCAAGCCGGTGAAGGCACCCCTGCTGACGTTGGACAGTGGCGTCCAGCTGCCCCTTATCCGTGATGAGGACGGCTACCGCATTGACCCGGTCATTGGACAGCCGGTGGGGCAGGAGCCGGTAGGCACCACCTTCCTCTGCCCCGGCAAGAACAACGACAAGACGCAGTGCAACTTCATGCGGAAGGACGTGCCGGAAGGTACGTTGCTCTACGCCGCCCCGCCCGCGCAGGCCGTGGACCTGGGGCCGTGCAACTGCCACCCCGAAACCTGCTGCTGTGATGCGCAGCGCCGGAGGTCCCCGTGAACACCAAAGAGTGCAGCCAGTACGATTCCAAATCCCATGCGTGCCGTAGCGGCTTCCCCGTAGTTAGCGGGGCATGCTTCGGCATCGTTCAGTTAGGTTGCGCATCGTGCGGCAAGGGCGCAACCACTCCGCCATGCATGAAGGAGGAGCCTGGCCCTGCGTTCGTTCGCGATGACGGACTTCCGATCAACTGGCCTTGGCGCGAAGACGCCCCGGCGGTGCAGTCGTGATCGTGCACCTCTTCCCCACCGAAATGACCCGCCTGCTCATCGCCGAGGCTGGATGATTTGAACAAAAGCGAACGTATCCGCAGCCTGATTGGCTCACCTAAGACGGCTGCGGAGATTCAAAAATCAGTATGCGTGCCAATTGCAACCATCCGAGGCATCCTGCAACGAATGGTTATAGTTGGGACAGTTGATCGAATTGGCTGTAAGAAGCCGTACAAATATCAGAATAGCAAGGGATACACATTGGACAAGAAGAACGTTGCACAGTTGATCCGCGACCAGTTGAAGATTAAGCAGATGGCACCGGCACAGGTTGCTGCGTTGATCGGAGTCACGACAGAGCGTGCTTATCTTTGCATGCGAGATATGGTCAAGACAGGAATCTTGGCAAAGGGTGGCGACGGCACATACATTTTTGTCCGCGAGCCAAAGAAGCCAATGAGCAAGGAGGAGGCGCGCGAGAAGAAGAATGCAGCGAGGCGCGTGGGTAACAATGGTCAGCGTCGCTATCCTGTAAAGCAGTACACGGTAATTGCACCCAAGAAGATAAAAGAAGAGTACAACGGCCCTAAGCAGTCGGTTGAGGAATGGATTAAGGCCGGTGGAGTTATCGACCGATCACCGACGCCGCTTCCGTTTGAGCGGCTTAGTGGGGCTGATATTGATACGCGCTATCGGGGAGGCTATATGATGACTTAACTAATGGTAATTTATATAAATAAAACAAGCATAGTCGGCGGACCCGAGTCTGAGGCCGCCAACTGTTAGGGCGTCGGTATTGGCGCTAGCCATATGCGCTAATACATTAGGATTGAGGCATCATAAAGTTGCATCCGCCGAAAGCATCGCTGTTAGCATATGTAAAAGTGATAGAAAGAACCCCAGTGCCGTCCGCCCCCTTGAGCACAGAAGCGATAGGAACCCCCGAGGGGTCGGCCGCAAATCCGGATGGGGGTACTATATCCAACATTCGAACAACCCACGCGTCAATCTCCGCCTTGGTATTTATAACAGCTTTTCCGACATAAGACGCACGTGGTGTTCCGTTAGTGTTCTGCCGGGCGTGGACCACAACGTCTACTACAGCCTGGGCGGACAAGCCCAAGTAGGGTACGTCGAAAGAGCAAACCTTCTGCCCTGCCCCGTTGGCAGTGACGGATTTTGAGAGCGGGACACCGTAGCCCCGGTAATAGAGTATCTTCCCGTTACTACTGGCCTTAAGCCCTGTCACAGACGAAGTGAACCAGTCGTCGCTGATACCTGGGGTCGATACCGCCCCGTTACCCGTTACCCGCAGCGTGTTCGCCAAGGAGACAGACAGACTACCCGCGTTTTCGTTCCTGATCGCAGACAGGGTAGAGCCGGAGTCCGCGTGGATGCACAACGAGTTTATGTTGAGGGTTGCTTGTGCAAAAGCAGTAGAACGGGACAGTCGCACAGCCGCCGCATTAGCGCCAGTCGCCGCTGACGCGGCCGAGATAGCCAACGAGTCAATACTGCCGTTTCTTTGGTAGTTGGGCATGTCTAGGGCGTACTGCGTCCAGCCATCCTCGTTGTACATAAATCCGATGTGGCTATTGAAGAAGTTGGCGAGGATTACAGCGGAAGCCGGGGAACCACCATAAGTGTGCACCCCGTCAAAATCCCAGCCTGCGGATGCCCCGCAAACAATGCGCGCCTCGGTAGCTCCGGGCGAAAGTCGGGCAATACAATTCTTTAGGTAGCCGTCCGTAATCTTGTTGTTGTTGCTTGCGCCCAAGTAAAAGCAGGACCGCCCGGATAGGTTCACCGTACAGTCAATGATACGGGGCTCCACCAAAGTTCCAGTCGTGCTCACACCAGTTCTGCTCAGGTGATTAAAAAATATGCCCCTGCCCCCCACATTCGCTACTGTCACACCCCACAGCGTGGAGTAGTAGTCGCGCACCACAATACCGTGCTGCTCGGCCCCCACATCGGTGCCGGAAACTGTAAGATTGTAAATGCGCATGCGGCCAGCCGGAGCGCCGCTGTCCCAATAGCTTTTAGAAACCCAAATAGGTGCATTGTCGTTCTTTGCTATTACCGAAGAATCGTTACCAAGTACAGGTACACGGCTAGGATGCAGAATTGGGGTGTTTGTAGTGTCTACCTCGTAGCTGCCGCCCGATAACTTCATAGCAGACCTTCTAGTAGCTGCTACCGCGAGGCAATTATTAAATGCCTCCGTATTCAAAAGACGTTGCTCTGGACTAACGTCTAGTCCTGCAACAGCTCCGTATCTCTCCGGAGTAAGCCTTTCCTTCAACAGACTATCCAAGGTTCTTAACACTGCGCCCACCCCGGTATCAATGAAACCAACTAGGGTTGCCCCAACCGTAGACAAAAGAGTAGAGGCGGGCACAGCTTGGGACGCAGTGTTTCCCACTACGTCGATAGAATCCTGCAATTCTTGGATGGCACCTAATGCTTCGGAACCGTCACCCGCACCGATAGCGAGCTGCTGCAGCCTTTCTTCTAGGTAATCAGAATTGTCGTTTACCTTTTGCCACGCGGTCTTAGTAGGGTCGCCAAACTTGCCACCAGGCTGGGGAGTGGTTAGGTCAATCAGTTGCAAAGCCATGCGGCCTCCTTTGTAAAGGGCGATTGAGCGTCAAACTTCGACGGACACAATCGCCATATTCTGCGTAATCGTTTGGCGGTTGAAGCTGCCAGACTGGTGAGTAACAGACTGCTCAGTGAATCCTACAATCTCCGCACGGTAAGTACGGTCCTGAGTGCCGCCCGTACTATCGTTTAGTGTGGCACTAGCGCTCCAACTGGATATAGCTACGTCCGTGCCATCAGGATTGTTAGTTATATCTACGCCACCACCTACAGACAGAGTATACCAAAGCGTTTCATTAGCCTCGCTGGCTAACTTACGATATAGGTTAACAGTAGCAGTATTGTTCCCAGCGCCTGCCACAAAGCCATCCGAACCAAGGGCGTCTTTGAATCGGGTATGCACACGACTGAAGCTTATGACCACGTTCTTATTGCGCCCCAAGGTAGCGAACGGACCATTAACAAGTGAGGTTCCTATGGTTTGTGTTGTGGTCGTCTGTACTGCGTTGCGAAGTACGCCTGCGGCCAAAGTGCCACCGAAGTAGGCGTTGCCACCGGCATCGATATAGAAGGTAGCCATGGCGCGAGTAACTGCTTCAATGCCCACATTAGGGCCTGCCCAAAGTAGGAAATTATCCTCACCGAATCCATTTCCTTGGATAACCTGAGTTATTCCGGCCCATGAACGGATGTTGCCGTTCCTAATTTCGGTCCCGCTCCCCGTGTCAGGCGCTACCATCTCAAAAATATCACTCTGGAATCGCGTAGCTACCGTCTGACCATTGTTATCGATGGTCATGCCGCCGATGACAGGATTCGCTTCCGTACCAGCTACAACCCGGATATAGGCGCGAGCCTTGGTTTCCGCAACGCCTTGGGTGTTGATGCTTACCTGCGCCTCTAACCCGCTGATTGCTTGGGCAATGTTTTCATCAATGTCCGCCTCTACGGAGTCGATGCGCTGGGACACCGCCTCAATCCCTTCCTCGTTCTGCGTTACCCGCGCACCCATGATGCTGAGGTTGTTGGCAACTGCCTCGACCTCGCCCTCCAGCTCAACCTGGACCTGCGTGATGCGCTCTGCCGTAGCCTCGTTTTGGCTGGCAATCGTCTCAAACGTATCAGTTACAGTTGCTTGGAAGTCGCCAAACTCAGCCTGCACCACGTCGATGCGCTTGGCCTGCGAGTAGGTGGCCGTAGCTGCAACCTGAGCAACGCTTATTACACCAGCATTGCTTTCTGTATCGCCAGCATTTGTTTCCTCGTCGCCAGCATAAGTGCCAACGGTTTCGGCGCGAAGGCTCTCAATCCGCTGACCAGTTGCAACGATGCCCTCTTCTGTTTCCTCAACCCTTACGATCACCTCATCCAAAGCCTCCGCAGAGGCTACAGCACCATTGCCAGCGGGCAGGCGTGCGATGACACCATCAATACGACTAGCTTCAGCAGCAATATCACTGGCATTCTGATTAGCCAAGGCAATTACCGCAGCCAATGCCTCGCCTGCGCTACTGAACTCGCCAACCATCTGCCAATCGTCCGGACTAATGTCCGGCTGCTGGCCCGTGTTAGGCCGTTTAGCAATGTAGAGCCTTGCATCATAGGAGACATACGCGTTATCTGCGTAGTCCATATCCGCCACCCACTCGGGGGCTTCAAGCAGGTCATTGACTACCGCCGCCAAGGCATCTATTTGAGCCATGGCCGCATCCCGAGCGGCATCTGCCTTCTCGGTAGCATCATCAGCAGCTTCCTGCAAGACTCGAGTGTCTTCGTTGAAGCGGTCAGTCTTTTCTTGCTCTAGCGCCTGCTGCAATGCAATCAGATATGCAATCTGCTCCTCAAGCGTTCCGTCAATGTCACCGATGATTTCACCAAGACTCTGAGTGAGCGTCTTAGTGATTACTCGCATGTTGGTTGACAGAACGCCACTGGTATTACGGCTGCGACAGGCAAACGTCCACAGACCAGCATCAGGCACGACCGCTTCAAATGCTGCAGTGTGATAGCCAGTGTCACCAACGGGCGTCATCGTGTCCCAGTTGGGATTAGGGACCATGCCGCCTACGTATCGAATCTCAACGCCGTTGAAGTCAGGTGATTGGATGGTCTCTGACAGCCAGCCCCACGTATACAGCCGAACGCCTCCGCTGCGCTCCTCTACGTCAAAGAGGTCCACCAATACGGGCGGAAGGTCAGCGCCAGCGGTGATATAGCTGCCTGATACGGCGATGCCAGGCTCTCCATCGGGAGAGTATGGACGTACCACAATGTGATACAGGCCTGCCTCGGGGATTCGCCAAGTAGCTGTGCGAGTCTGCGTCTGTGCAACGTCTTCCAGCTCTTTGCCATCTTGCGCCGCGCGGACAACGATGTTGCCGACAGGACCGCTAATGTCGAAGGTGGCAGAGAGTTCGGTGAAAGTAGTATCGCCCTGAACAACCTGATTCTCACTTATCTTCAGATTGGAAGCGATGGGACGAGTCAGCAGAAGCGACGCATTAGGCGAGGGGATGTATTGGCCGGTGAGAACGTAAATCCAGAACTCAGGCCCTTCCTGCACCGCCCGAACCTTTGCCCCCTTCAGGTCATTCTCTGGCTCAACACTGACCACACGGACGCGAAGTCCGGGGGTCTGCTTGAAGTCATAGATGAACGTTGTATCGTGCGCAGGATTGTTAGCCGATCCCGGAAGGGGGGCATCCGAAGGCCACGGCTCTGCAAGTGAAATCTCTTGAGATGGGCCAGTAAAGGATGCAACTCGAAGGACTCGGTAAACCTTCTCGCCCGGAATGCGGACGCCGATATAGGCGCTCCCAGCGGGAGGAGAAGGAACCGGCTCGTTCAGCGTAAGCCTAGCAACACCGCCAACGATGCTTGCTGCAACGATACGCCCGCTGTAGCCCCACTGCGTCATATCGTGGGATAGGGCAAGCACAGAGAGCCGCTGATAGCTCATATGCTCAAGGTCAGTACTGTACCCAATATCCTTGTACTGATAGAGGGACTGCCCAAGATGCCAGCGAGCCATGCGCGCTGCGTGCTGTTCCGTGCCTACGCCCTCGCCGGTGACCTGAGCAGGGTTGAGCATCGTGACCACGCCTGGCGCGGGAACACGAAGCGTCTTCGTCTCCCAAGTCTGGTTATCAAGATAGGTGTACTCGATACCGTCAGCAGCATTGCTCAGGTTGTAATCGACTTGGAACTCACCTTTCCTGATCGTCGCCATATTGACGACACCAGACAAAGGTTGATCCTGAGCCGCCCATACGATTCCCAACTTTCCGCCAGCCCACGTGACTTGGCCGAACCCTGCGAGCGCGATAGAGCTGATTACCTGCTCATGGTTCCGCGCATCCTTGATGTAGTAATCGTAGGTGTAATTATTGGCTGCACAGTGAAGCGTGAAAGCCTTTAGGCCCTCAACGTCAATCTGATCCTCAGACAACTGCATACCGCCAAGCAGTCGGCCACTGCGGGCGATGCCACGGGCATATGCGAGGATCTGAGCGCCTGGGTTGCTGGATTCCTGAGTGACGTAGCTCGTTCCATTCCACACGGGAATTGGATCGGCATAGCCAATCGCTCGAATCTCATCCGGAGAGCCATTGAGTTGGCCGGTTGCCTTCAACTGGATTCCGGTGCGCGACAGTCCAGTGTAGTCAGCAGTGTCTAGCTGCACGCTAGTCAGGGTGGTCCACGTGAAAGCAGCATTGGCACCACTGCCATCAGTGTTAAGGCCAGCCGTCCGAACACGAACGTCGTATTGCCCTGCGGTAACCTCGCGCGAGTATCCAGCTCGATATAGCTGGGTCTTATTGCTGGTGAGAGTCTGGCCGCCAAAGTTCAGCCAAGCACTAGTACCGAACGGGCGATATTGAATCTCAACCCTTTCAGTGTTGTTCTTATCCTTGCCCTTAGTGGTCTTGTCGTAAAGCTGATACTCAATGCCAACAATTATCTTTACAGTGTCGGTTGAGGTTGTACGCTGGACCCATGCGCCGGGCTGGCCCTTCGGCTGGCTATTGGTATCAAGAAGCTGCCCACCGTCGATAACATCTGCATTGCTATACAGAGGAATCTGCTGGCTCGGCATCTGAGTGTAGCCAGCGTTATAGACCTGCACACCCTCATAGCTAGCAAGAGGGGTGTCGCCGTTGAAGAACTCCTCAACACGGCCAACATTGATGCCTGCGCAAAGCAGCAAGGCAAGGTATTGGTCATTCCCCTCATACCACGTGTAGGGCTTACTGAGCAGGTCGGGGGTGATTTGCACACGACCAAACAGCAAAGGCAGCGGCTCATATACGCGAAGCTGATTTCTAGCGCCAGATAGCGAGTAGACAGAATCCTGCTGCTGAGCGCTGGACTTTGGAACCTTGGGAGCAAGCACCTTGTTAATCAGCATTGACCCAGCAAGGTACACGGCAGACTGAACTGCCAGCGTTCCTAGTGCCGTAGACGTGCCAAGGGTGAAGCCAGCAATAGCGCCACCACCAAAGGTGAAATAGGTAAGGGCAATCATCGCTACGACAGCAAGAGCAGAACGCCCCGTGCCGCCGCGCACCTCAATTACTTGCCCTTGCTTAGGCTTTACGCAATGCCACAGGTGCCGCTCAACCGGAAGGCCACCAATAGAGACAATCCACTGCTGACCATCCATTTCCGGGACGTTTCGCATGAGGATCGAGTAAAGGCTTTCATTCGCAGAAGCCTCCCATACGACATTACGCTGCCCTTCAAGGAGAAGAGGATGAGGCGTGACAATAAGCTGACCGGGATCAATTTTTGGCGATTCCGTCACAACCATGCGTAATATCCTTCAACCCTTAGTCCAAAATCAGGTAAGTCACGAGCGCGGTGAAGAATGCTGCAACCCGTTTTCTCGTTAGCATGCAGCACCCATGCCTCATGCGCTAGGTAGAAGTATACGCCAACGTGGCCCGGCCTATTATGTCCAAATTCCACCATTAGGACCAAATCGCCGTCCTTTGGCGAATATGTCCTAACCCCGTATGGCTTGGATAGCTCGCCGATTTCAGCCTGCCCCTGAACGCCCCTTGGCCTGCGCGACGGCATAACTAGGTTTCGACCAAACATTTCCTTTTGGACCAAAGCAACCAAGTCGGCGCAGTCAAAGCTGCCCTCATCGTATGGGATGAGAGTGAATCGTTCGATTTCTGATAGCAGCATTAGAAAGCGCCAGGTGCAGTGAACGCGTTATATCTCAGTCTGACGGCCTGCTGCCTCATGACGATATCGTATCCACACTGAGCCGTGGCAGTTCTGGTGTTTACAGAAACCTGAGTGATTGGGAGGACATATCGACGCTCGATCACATTAGGATTGGCCTTGTCGCTAATCATCAGCACAGCCTTCACGATATCGTAGGGCTGGACAGTTTCAAGGTCTTCAGCGATGCCACGACCGATGTTATCAATAGTCAGAACGGCGCGAGGCGTCTGGCCTGTAATGTCATCAGGAAGCTTGAATCCAAAGGGTGCGGCAAGGTATTCGATACCGTTGCTAACCCAATTCTGAGTGTCGTTTACGATCCTAAGCGTCTCAGCAAAGGAAGGTGCAGACACCTCAAGGAACAGAAGTGGATTCGAGGTATCGGTTACCCGCTGGATTCTTTCTAGAAAATCTCTCATCGCAGATACTCAAAGACCACATTTCGCATTGAATGCCGGAACCTAGAGTCTACCGTAGTCAATTCACCGATTGATCCATTCTCAAATCTAACGGTAAGCGCTTGACCGGTGCGCGGATGAGTAAGGTCAAAGTAGCCAATTCGCTTAATGACGTTAAAGTACCAGTTCTCAAATGCAAGTTGAGTGGCTTCGCTACGGAACAGCAAAGAAGCCTTGATCTTCATGAGCACCTGAGTGTTCATCAGGCGCTCTTTAGGCGGGCCGTTCTCCATCTCAGTTCGCAGAACAGATGGATCAAAGGACTCAGAGTAGCCTGACTTGACAATACAAGCTCGACCGCCCGGATAGATTAGATTTCCCCGGCTCATACTCGGGTATTCCAGTCATATCGGCTTTGACCTGCCTGAGCCACGACCCCGCCATTAGCCAAGTTGTCTGCCACGGCATTGACTGCAATCTCTTTCATCATTACCTCAATGTCGAATCCGCCCGTCTGATTAGGCGTAGCCCTTGCGTCTGCACCCATGCCCTGCGGCGCGTTAGTCACTTTCACGTTGAATTGTACATTTTTACCGGAATACATTGATCCGGAGGATTGGCCGACGATGCCACCATTAGCGTATCCGGAAGTAGGCCGCATTGAGTTAGCCTGCTTCGGCCCACCAACGGCTGCCACGTCCCGCTGGCTCCAAACAACCTCACCAGCGTGGACGATGCCCCGAGGTTCATACTTGCCGCCAGGACCCGTGTAACCACCATCGGCCTTTCCGCCAGCAATAAGCGAGCCAATCGAATTGATGAATCCAGAGCCTGCGCCGGTATATCCGGATGCGAAGCTTCCGATTGTCTGGAATACCTTTGCCGATGCGGCCTCAGCAGCCATGCGCTGAAGAGACTTTGCGAACCCTTCGACCATGCCGCCAAGTCCATCGGCGAATGGATCAAAAAGGAAGTCAGCAAACGAGGTTTGTATGTTGCGAGCAGCCTGAATGCCATACTGGGCCATTAGGTCGGTGCTTTCCTTTGTGATAGCCGTGATCGTGGCATAGCTGCTGCCGTAGATCGCTTCGAAGTCTGACAGCGCATCCTCAGTCTGCGCAAGATTCCTCAACCTTGCCTGCTCATCAGCGCCAAGGCCCTTTAGGTTGCCACTCGCAATGTCGTAGTTAATACGCCCAAGGTTGGTATTGTCACCGGTCAGCGCGATTTGTCGTTCAAGCTGCTCAGTGATTGAGGTGTAGTTGCGGAGCAGGGCTACAGCAGCCTTATCTTCTTCCGTCTTGTTTTCTTTAACCTTTCGAGTCTTCTCGACCTGAGATGCGAGGTACGCATCCTTCTGGCGGTCAATATCAACCTGTGCAACGCCAGCAGCCACGCCAGCTTCTTGAATGCGCTGAAGCTCGATCTGATTGCGCTTGGCCTTATCGGTGGATGCAACGATGGTGTCCCAACTACGCGCCCTATCAGCAGTAGCCTTGGCAGCGTCCTGCTGCCTCTTCAGCTCAGCACTATCAATTGCAGCAGTATCGCCAGAACCTGCCGTGCTATCGACCGAGCTACTAACGCCACGGAAGGCATTGCCCCCGAATCGTGTGATGATGCCTGCCGGGAGGTTTAGGGTGCCAACGAGGGCAATAACAGACTTGCGCTGAAGCTCGCTCAGTCCTGCAACACGGTCAGCGAATGCCTGCAATGGACCTTGGGCGCGGTTGATACCGCTGACCACTGCGTCCCATGCCTCGCCAGTCTCATTCTTGATGTTCTTCCATGCGGTCGATACCAGGCCCAAGCTAGCCTCAATCTCAGTAGCGCGCCCATTGACCGTATCCGCATAAATGCGAGCCGCTTCCGTGGCAGCATCTTGGAATCGGCCTTCCTCTTGAAGCGCCTTCACCCGCTCATACTGAGTTTCCGTAAGGAATCGCTCAGTTTCATTCAACTTCAGCAGTGCGTTGACTGGATCGCGTGCAATATCGTTGAACTTGGACGTGATCGTGTCTACAGAGTCGCCCGTGACCGCTGACCACCTAAGCGCCGATTCGGTAGCCAGCCGGAACTGCTCGCCGGTCAGCCTGCCACTAGCGGCCACCTGAGTAAGCGCCTCTAGGGCCTTACCACGGGTCACGCCGTCGATGTTGTCGTAAGCATCAGCAAGGCGGTTCAGTTCCTCGCTGCTGGACGCTGCGTAACGCCCGCTAGAGATTAGTGCCTTCTCCAAATCCTCTTGCTGCTGCCCTGCCTGATACCAGGCCACGCCAAGAGTGCCGACCGCAGCGCCTAGTACGGTGACAGGATTAATCAGCCCAACGATATAGCCACCGAGTGCCCTGAATGCAGGCCCGATACCGCCGAACATATCCTTGAGCTGCCCGCCCTGCTGCAATAGGACCGTCAACGGGGCCTGTCCGGCCTGAAGCGAGACGGCAATGTCGGTGAACTGAGCCGGGACGTTACGCAGAGCAGCGTTGTAGGCCCGCTGCGACATGCCAGCACGGTTTACGTTAGCAGCTACGCCACTAAGCAGCTCGCGCTGTTCCTTCAGCTTATTGTTATAGAGCGTGTAGGACTCAGTATCGATAGCGCCTGATCGCCGGAACGAAGCAAGCTTGCGCTCGGTCTGATCCAGCCTGTCCAGTGCAGCTACAGTCGGATCAATGGTGCCAAGAAGCTTAGATAGCTCCTGCTGCTGATCCCTGATGCTGTTGTTGGCCTTCTGTGCGCTAGCGGCACGGCGAGCGTCCTGCGCAGCCATCTCAGCCGCACGCGCATTGATCTTCTGCTGTTCTGCCGATAGATCGCTACTGGCCTTGGAGAGCCTTTCGGTAGACTTCTCAGCCTTTGCACCGGCAGCAGCAAGGTTTTCTAGACTTGATGCCGCCTGATCGGCATTTGAATCAATCTGAATGCCGAGTTGTGCAAAGCTAGTCATGGTTTCGATTCTCCGCCTGTATTTCTAGTGCGACGTTTTCCATAATTCGGACCGAGGCGAATACTTCGGGTCTACGTTTTTTCTTTACACCTACCATATCCATGACTACGGGCATTGCAGCGTAGTCCAGCCCGGTTGCCCCTGCCATGCCTATTCTCCATTGAGTCCACATGGCCTCAAAAACATAGAAGGCATCTGCGTTACACTCCCAAACTTCGATGCTCAAATCTGACTCATCGAAGTCTTCGGGATCAAAGCCTAGCGCCTCCATCGTTTTCAAATCCACCGAGGAGGCGTAAAGCTCTTGGGCAACCTCTTTTAGTTTCCCTGACGCGCCTTGTCGTATGCAGCAAAGAAAGCATCTTCAATGGCATGCGTGATATGGGTGCCCTCAGATACAGCGATGCGAAGATTCTCATCGTTGTATTCCTCATCGACACCCCATCCAGCAATGATCGTCTTCAGAAACTCAAACTCATAGGAGATGGCTTTATGGGCAATTTCGCTATTACTGGAATCATTCTTAGCCAGTTCAAGCAGTGAATTGCTGTATTCCGTCTTCTTAGCCTGATATTCCGCAAGTGCCTCACGACCCAAGTAATTGAAAGTGAAATCAATCTCTACTGGATCGCCACCCACCACCGGCCATTTAACCTTGGCCGGAAAGGTGGGGTTGCTCTTGATGGAAAACTTCTTACCCACAAATCTCTCCTATTAGGGGGCCGGGTACTTGGTGATCTTCGAAACCGCAATGCCAACGGCACGGGTCATAACTTCGCCACGGCTCATGGTGCTATCCGGGCTGATCGAGAAGCTACCTGCATACAGCTTTTCCTTCAGGCTGCGAAGGATGATGCGCAGAACCGAAGTATCCTGCGTATCACTCAGGTCTTCCAGAATCGCAATCGACGGGTTCGTGTCGTCGTCGGCAACCTGCATGGTCCAGTCAATCGGGCTGAAGCCATTGAACAGGCGCTTCGGATTGTCTTCCTGCAAGCATTCAACGTCCACATACTGCGGCTCGCCACCGGACAGGCTGGAATCGGTGATGCACGGAACATCCTGCCAATCCAGAACCTGATTTACCGAGCCAGCGCCGCCACCAGGCGGATACTTGACGGTATTGGTCGTGTTAGCGCCAATCAGGGTAAAGGTGTCCGCCGTAACCACGCCGACCTTATAAGCCTGCTGATCCAGCTCGCACCAGCCAGAGCTAACGATTACGTAATCGCCAGCAGTGAGACCATGGCCGACCGAAGTCAGAACAGGAGGGGCTGCATTGGTGATAGTGGTGAAAACGATAGCGTCATCCAGAGCAGTTGCGATCTGCACCGTAGCGCCATTAGGGAGGGCCATACGCTTAGCCATATTTATAACCTCTTATGTAGAAACTACGCCACGGTACGGGATCGTAACGGGAACATTGTATCGTGAATCTTCGGGGATAGTAGGCCCTTGGTCTACTGCGTCGGTGATGCTGCCATTGAATGCTGAAACCCCAATATCTGAGTCAACGGGGAACAAAGCTTGAATCTCGCTAATAAGACCTTCGGCCACATTGAAAGGTTGAGAAGGGTCACAGCAAATCATCACTTGGTATAGCCCGATATAGGTAATCTCATCCCCTTGCAGACACTCAGTCCGCGCCGAGGCGGGTAGGAGATTGCCCTTGATGAAGATGGGCCGAGACAAGTCAGCCTTCTGGATTCCAAACACAGATGGCAATACGGGATTCTTAGCCTTGGCCCAATTGAAGAGCTTCGTCTCAATGGCGGAGCGGGCAAGTGCGTGGCTCATGAGATAGCCTGCGAATGAATTTCACTGAAATATTTAACTTCGCCACATGATTTGCATTTATAGCAATATTTTGGCGGCAAAGTTAGAAGGACTGGATTGTTGAAGTCAGGCTCCATCCTTCCGCCGCACTTGCATTCGTGATCCATCATTACTGATTCTCCCTAATGGCCTGCTGCACCAATTCCTGAAACCTAGCTTGAGCGATACGCACTATGCCCGTTGGTGCCTGCGTGGAATGGCCGAACTCGAGTGGGACGGCGTATTTTAGGTTGTTCTGAATAAATGCAGCCTGCCCAAAAGTTAGCGATTGGACCTCAGCCAGCATTGCTGCCAAAGTCTCGCTACCTTCCTTGTCAGGAGTATCAGGAACAGACGTGTCGTAGCCATCAATGCTCAGCCGCCATGCTCCACGGAATGTGCCAACATCCACGGGCGATAGCCGGATGATGACGCCAGCAACCAACATGACAACGTCACGGAATATCTCATCCGCCTGATCCATGGTTTCTTCAGCGAACTGCTCAAGCTGCTCAGCAAACGATCCGCTAAGTCCGCCAAACTTCCGCGTCATGTGATGAACATTAGATGCCACGGCAATGTGCCTTATAGAAGCAATTCAATCCAGCGTAGTCGCCCGGCCGGACTCCAATGACATTGTAGGAGCTGCCGTCGAAGTCGATAACGTCATTGGTGCTTGGCTTCGGCATATCCGTAACTAGGTCAACCAAAACAGGAGACACTAGGATCTCAACGTCACCTTCTAAGATATAGGTGTTATCAATGTCCTGAAGATCGAAACTGGTTCGCAGACCCGACCCCATGTATTCATCCCACCCCACATCCTGCCCGCCAGTTTCAGGATTGTACTCGCCAACTATCTTTTGGCGCAGCACCAGGCCAAGCCCCTTGCCCTGCGGCCTAGGAGCCAGCATTCGGATTGCGAGGGCGCGGCCTCTGTCGTGAATGTCGGCCATTAAAATCTCCTTCGGATGACATATTCTAGCGAACAGCGGCAGCCATATACCTCATCGTCAGGCGCATTGGGATCGGCGGGATACAAGAGTGCGTTTCCGTTTCCACTAATGAATACACCATTGAGCGGCTGCACCTGACCATTCATAACCGCATGACTATGACGAACTCGCTCATCCCGCATGGTTCGCCACTTCTTACTTACTTGATCCAGCGTGATTAGGCCGCGCTCAACCATCTGCTGAACAGACTGAAATCGGCCTGAGTTATAAGCCTGAGCGGCCATCGTCTCGGATAGCTGCTTGGCGTATGACTTCACTAGCCGGTCAGCGTAGGCGCGCGCAATAGTGTTGGCTTGGCTGATCGTGAGCGCCTGACCAGGCACCACGAACTTGTCGAAGGCGGTGTCACGCAGCTTACGCGTCAGATATGCCCGCATAGCCGCACGGTCGCCACTTAGAAGCTGCTGCCTAGCCGACTGCACCCACTCTGTCATCTGGATTGGCAGGCCGACTACACCACTGCTCCTGCGGCCTGTGAGCGGACTACGCACGCCGATGAGGTCTAGCGCCTGATTTCGGATCGTATTGCCATTACCCATGACCGCAGCAACCGACTTGCGAAGGTCCATATCGGAAGTGGACTGAATATCTTGGTTCGCACCCATGAGCAGGTTGATGACTGCCCATGTATTGCTATCGAACCGGAATCGGCCCAACGCCTCGTTATTCGCACCTTGGATGAAGGCGGAGCGGAATAGCTCAAGGAATCCAGCCATAGCGCCAAGGGACAGGTATGCCACCAACCCTTCCGAATCACCCTCACGCAACAGACGCTCAACCTCAGCAACAGTCGCCTCAGACTCGACAGCACGAACCTCCGCCATATAGGCCGCAGCCATCGGCGATTCTAGTTCACGAATCTTGGCTGCGTGCTGTTCGGGGGTCATGCGCGGCGGTTCCAGCAATCGGCTACATCTTTTTCAGAGTTCCCAGTAAGGCGAGCATCGCAATACTGCCCCATGCAAATTACCTCAAAATCGGGCCATGCTAGATCGCCATCTTCAGGCGGCAGCAGCTTTGCTTCACTTCCACAAAATGGGCAGTTTAGAAGATGGATTCTCATACGGTGTAGATCGCCAGCCCGCCAGTGCAACGACGGACAAGGAATGCAGACAGCAGCGACTCAATCGCGGGGATGAACGGTAGCAGCGAGCCAGCGTTAGAATTATCACTAACGGCGTAGGTTACTTGCAGAACATCAACCTTCTCACTCTTGACCAGCGTGGTGCGATCGAAGTCAGGATTCAGCGAGCCAGGGTTAGTGCCCTCGCGGATAGCTGCCTCATACGTCGCGTATTCGATCTGCACTGGGATCACGTTATCGGGCAGGCCGTCGATGCCGCTACGGGGCCATTCGCGCTCCTGCGCCCATCCGCCAGTCTTTCCGCCGATATAGGCCCACCAGCACTTGAAGTCGCCATCAAGGTAACGTCGATTGTAGCTATCCACGTACAGCGAGCCGCGCACAAGGGCTGCGTTCTTAGCATCAGTGGACAGCAGGCCCCATGCAGTATTGCCGATGGAGAGGGCGTAGGCGTCTGCGCCAGCAATGGTTCCGTAAATCTGCATGGGATTCTCTAATAGGTGGCCGTCCTTGGCCGAGGGGTTCTTACCGAGCCAGAGCTTCGTCCAGCTTCTCTTGCAGTTTCTCGACCGACGAACGCTTGTCGGCCTTGATATCCAGTTCCTTCAACTGAGCAATCAGGGTAGCCTTCTGCTCATCTTCATCATCCGCTTCCGCACCATCCTGCACCGGAACCTGCTCAGTGAATTGAACATTCTCGACAACTTCAGCAGACACTTCTGGCTCTTGTACCGAATTCTTGTCGCCCTTGCTCAACGACAGAACGCCAGAATCAAGCCAACGCTGGACTACGCCATTCTTACTGACCTTATCCCAATTCGGGACTTCAGCAGACGACTTGGCCGGAATGACTACACCGCCTACACCCAGCGGTCCAGTGTGGTTATTAGTAACTTCGTTCAACTTAGCCATATCAAACCCTCTGATTGGCCCCGCCTAGATCACTCCAAGCGGGGCCGGTGCATCAAATCCCGTCTACATAGGCCACTTCGCGCGGACGGCGCACGTCCACACCGCCGAGGCGGAAGATGCCCGGAACCTCAACACGGATCGGACCAGCCGCATAAGCGGGCAGGAAGCGATGCGGCATCGGAATGTGCATCTTGACCACGTTCGGGTCGCGACGGTACGCCACCATACGAGCGGTGCCGCCCGCGCCAGCGGTGCCGAGGCCACGAATGCCACGGATCACCAGTCGGCCACCGGTCTGAGCGGTGTAGGCGTTGTTCGCCAGCAGCCAGTTCAGGATCGACATATCGCTGTTCTCGCTGACCATGCGAGTTGCCAGCAGCAGGTAGCTCTCATACGGCATCAGCAGCGTATCGGCAAACGAGGTGAACAGCGTGCCGCTGAACTGACCAATCAGAGCGCCGTTAATGTCAGCAAGAATCTGAGCCGGGGTAGCAGTAGCCCAATCACCGGTCGCAGCCGAGGTTGCGGTGACGGCAGTGCTGTTCACCAGGCCCTGAAGATTCTTGGTCGCATCACCGAAGAATGCAACACGGTCAACCATCTCTTCATAGGCACGGCGGGCAGCCATGGCGTCATCAGCCGGGAGGTTGTGGCCCAGCATACGAGCCTGTTCCAGTTCTTCCAGCCCCCAGCCGTAGCCGATACCAGCGGTGTACACCTGAGTCTCAAACTTGGTCAGATTGGTTCCGGCCATCGGAATGTCATCCGAATTGCCGTTGATCCAATCCGCACGGCCGAACTTATCGCCCGAGAAGTAGGTGACCGACTTGGCCCACGGGTTAGCCGAGGTATCAACCGGAATCAGGTTCGCATACTGTACGTCCGGGTATACGGTCTGATTTACGGTTCGCTCAATGTAGCTGGTCTGGCTCAGTGCGAAACCAAGCGCAGCCTGTGCATCGTTAAAAAATGCCATATTAATTATCCTTTAGGCGCCGGGGGCGACGCGGTTCAGGCGGACCTGAGCCAACTGGCCGGAAGTGGCGGTGGTCTGATAGAACGCACCAGGAATGGTCACGCCACCGATAACAACAGCAGCGCCGTCAGCGACATTGGCCGGAGCGGTGATCCAGATAGCGCCATCGGTCATGACTCGGGCCGACTCATACTGACTGAACAGACTGCCTTCACGCACCGAACGATCCAGCACGGTAAAGCCAACATAGTTAGCAGCAGTGCCGGTGGCAACGACACCCTTATCGCCAGTACCTCGATAGACCGGAAGGCCGAAGGCGATACCCGCAGCCGTCTCAACGGTGCGAGAAATCAGGGTCTTCGGAATCATGTCAACAATCGCGCCCGGCACGCCAGCCGGAATGTTTTCAACGTAAGCATTCTGAACGGCCATTACTTGACCTCCTTATGAGCATTGCGGAGACGGGCCTCATACTCAGACTGCGAATCACTGAGATTAGCCTTGTGTGCATCGGACTTCACTGCATCAGCAACGGAATCCTTGGAATCAGCCAGCATAGCGAAGCAGCCAGCCACGAACTCATCGGACTTGCCATCAACCACAGAGTCGCCCAGCTTCTTAGCCACAACCAGCTTACGGATTTCCGAATCCGACTTGCCGGTGTAGTCGGCATCAGCAACAACCGCAGTAGCCTTAGCCACCAGTTCGGCGCGCTTGGCAACGCGGGCATCAATGTCGGCATCAGAGAGGAACTTGCCTTCGGCATCCTTCAACTTGGCAGTCAGTTCGCCAATCTCGGTGTCCTTGGCAGCAACCACAGCCTTATGGGAGTCGGCCAGAGCAACAAACTCAGACTTTGCATCGCTAACCTGCTTGGTCAGCTTCTCAATAGCCTGAGCGCCCTGCGGCGTTACTTCAATTTCAAGGCCATCGAACATGACCTTACGGGTGTTATCGGCCATGTGGCCTCCTTCATTTGTAGGCTGGGCGGGATGAATAATATCGGCACTGCCCGAATCGCCGATACGAAGTTTATCACCGCCACGGGCCTTATCGACCAATGCCAAGTGATTCATATGAAGATTGGTTTGAATCGCATCGTATTCCTCGCCGGAATCAGTTACTCCAGCTTGGAAAACAATGTCAGCGGAATACCCCATGGAAAGCTCTACCTTTCCGTCTTCCCAATCGGTAATCGCCTTCTGATCCATAAGAACAAGCGGGACACGGACAAACTCACCATCTCGCATCACATCGCCACCAGTCTGGCCGATAGCAACATCCTTCCAATTTTCGGAAGTAACTGACTGCTTAGGATGGTCATTAGTCATGGGGCGATGGGCATAAGTCTTCATCGCATCTTTGGCGAACACTTGTTCAGCCGGACGATAGACCCTAACAATCTGCATCTCAGGCTTGCCGACTTCGCGCCCTAGATATTCTTGAATACCAGTCCGCGCCACGGCCGCATCTGCGACAAGGTAGCCGTCAGACGTTTTACGAACCGCACTTGTAGATACCTTGTCGGAGAAATTAAGCATACTCACCTCAGCGCAACTAGGCGCATTGTAATCGAATAACTAGCACCAATTGCAAGTAATGGTGCAGTTAGCTGAACTTTCACCTTGTTATTTGTGGTAGACCACACCTCGTGCACAACATAGCCAGAGGGAATATCTGTAATTGGAGTTGAGAAAAGGTTATCCGTAGCTAGAACTCCAGGCGCATCAACTTCAACAATCCTAGTTCCAGCGCTAATGGCAAGGGTGGCCGACTGGGAAACAGTGATATTCCCAAGTTTAATGGCTGGATTGGGGCCGGTTGCGCCTGCTGGCCCAACACTGCCTGTAGCCCCGGTTGCTCCAGTAGGCCCAATATCCCCCTTATCGCCTTTGGTGCCAGTCAGCCCAGTATCGCCTTTATTGCCCTGAGGGCCCTGAATTCCTTGAGGCCCAGCCGGGCCTGCGGGACCGATTGATCCGGTTGCACCCGTCTCGCCTCGATCACCTTTCGGACCCTGAGGCCCAATCTCACCCTTTGGCCCAGACGGCCCAGTGATTGACTCGCCATCCTTCCCAGCAGAAGGTGGATTGGCGGCAAGCCACGCATTTGCCGCCTGCTGAACCTGCTCAGCCGTTGGCATCAACTCCGAAATAGCGACCATCTGCGCCCATGAGGAATCGCCCTTATAGCGCCATTGGATAGAGTCAGCGGCACGTCGAATCTCTACCTCACGTCCATCCGCCCCTGATGCCCCAGTGTCACCTTTGATGGACTGACCATCCTTTCCATTCTGGCCGCTAGGGCCCTCAGGGCCGGTGATTGACAGCCCATCTTTGCCGTCCATGCCTGCCGGACCTTGCGGGCCTTGAGCGCCCCTTTCCGCAGGGAATTGAGCCATGTACTTTGAAACAGCCATCTCAACCTGAGCATTAGTAGGTGGCTGACCACCAACAGGAGGATTGGCGAGCATGTATTCGCGGATGCGCGCTGCAATGAACTCATTAGTAAAGGATGTTGGAGAGAACCTAGGCATTAGGCATCTCCATAGTAAGAGAGATTGCAGATGCAGCCAGCATCCTGAGCAGTCAATTGAAGCTGAGTAAGCTTCACGTCATAAAGCAGTGATTCCCCATCTGCTACAGGCATTCCAATGCTTGCGGTGGGCGCTGTGCCGTCATCCCGATAGCGCATGTCCGCACCCTCAGGCTTAATAAGCACCATGCGCGACCCTGTAGGCGGGCTGATTGCATATGGCTGACCTACTGTAAGAGGGACCTGCACATAACCAAGCGGCTCCATTGCTGCGCCAGTGAATTGACCATTGGCGGACAGGATAACGACTGGAACCGCCTCCCTTGGACCCGTGTCACTTCCGATTGTGGGCAATTGGTCCATGGTGTTACTCCTTACTCTTGCTGGGGATCGTCTTCTTCAGGTTTCGACATAGAAGCCTGTAGTGCATTCTCTAGTCCGGGCACTACGCCACGTTCAGTGAGTAGATTAGCGCCCGCTACTGACAGAGCCTCGCTATTGAACAGGGAGGTATCAACCAGCGTCTTCAGAGTGTCAGCCGTGGTCTTGCCAATATCCGCCATTTCCTTAGCGGTGGGTTGCCAAAGAACATTCCAGTTGTAGTGAACTTCAGTAGGCCGTCCGCCCAGTGCCTCACGAATCAGCAACTCATCCAGCCACGCCATCGCAGGGCCGATATCCAGCGTCTGCATGGACCGGATACTGTCATAGTAGTTTCTAAGATCAGACTCTCCCGTACTATTCAGTCCAGACGGGGACATGCCGAGAAGGCGGGTGGCCGGAATATCCGCAGCGCCCGCACCCTCTTGAATGAACTTCTCCATCAACTCATTCAAACCACCAAAGGATGCCGACTTGGAGTCATATAGCATCTCCTTGTCGATCATCATCATGCCATTGTTGCCCTTGGACGTGGCAGCAACGCGGGCCAGATTGGTTACTCGCTCCTCGCCTTCCTTGGTCTGCACCTCATCCGTCAAGCCGGGGATCGAAAGAACGTCTACCCGAGCCTCATAGATGAGGGAGTTAGCGTTGGCATACGACGACTCCGCGCGCATCACGGCGGCAAGGCAGGATGCCAGCACAGAGTCGCCCCACCCCAAATAGCCAACATTGGCGATAATGTCGTCGGGAATGACCTGGCCCACAAAAAGCACTAGGCGGGAGACGTGAATCTCCTCCTGGGTGTTAGCTACAGTGAAATACTCTGGCTGACCGTAGTAAGGGGATCGAATATCGTCTACCAGCTCCTTCGCAGTCAGCTTGGCCCGAGGCATGACAGTCAGATAGCGAAGCCTAGAGTTTTCCATCATCGGCTTGGACGGGTCGCTGTCATAGGTGCCAATATAGATGGCTGAACCGCCAAAGAGACGAGCCTTGCGTAGCGCGTCCTCGGTCTTCAGGCGTAGCCCATACTTCGCCTCTACCCTCTCAAGCTTGGTGATCTGCTCAGAACTAGCCTGCCAGCTACGCCACTCACGAACCGCATCACGGGCCGGAATGTTGACAATCTTCTTAGCCATCCACAGTTCGCGGTAGGCCGTCAGGAGTTCATAGTCAGTCTTGAATGTCTGGACAACATGGGTACTAGCGGCCTTGTCCCGTCCGGTGCCTAGATTGGCTACTACGTTAAGCAGGCCATCTCTGAATTGAGCGAATCGGGACATTTAAACCTCAGGCCATAGCTGTGATATTGAATTTAGGCTTACTCGGCCATTCTACATCAATACAATAACCGATAGCTGTGGTTATGTGCTGGTATTGATTCGTTTGGTCCTCTTGGAAAGTAGAGCCTTCCTTTAGCTGGACCGTAGCTAAGCCCTTATGACACCACTCAGCAGTTACAGGATTGACGTATAGCGATGTTTCGCCAGCGGCAGTAAGAATCTTAGTCCTCACCGCATTCTGACGGTCCTTAATCGCTGGATGGGCAGGTTTAACCTTTCGGGTATATCGCCAGCCATGCTCTTTTAGCACTCCCTCAATATCCGTGTAATCGGACGCATGGCCGTGCTTCTCGCCCGCCTTACCTGCCGGATCACCATAGATCAGGACGTGTTTATTCTGATGATTCTTATACTTTTCCACGAACTCAACCGCCGACTGCCTGGATACTGCGCTAGTGAGCACAATCTCATCCAGTAGGTACAGGTCATCCTTGTTACGCCTAACCCCAATGGCAGAAGACAGGGGGGTGAAGTTCTGATCGTGCATCCACATTAGCTGCTCATGAGGCTGGATCGTCTCATGCGTAGTGTTGTGCTTGCCGTAGTCCTCATATATACGCCCGCCAGCCGTCTCAAAGCTGGCCTCAAACTCCTGCTTGAACTGCTTGGCCGACATGGCGCGGCGCATGGCATCCATCACGTCAGGCGGCAGAATCTCTGCTGACTTCCAATGGAATACGCCAAAGTTAGGATCAGCCCCACTCTCAGCCTTAACACAGAGGTCGTAGTAGTGGTTCAAGCCGTCAGGCACACCAAGGAGCCAGCACCACGCACGGTAGTCCGGATCAGTCGGGTTAACGGTATTGAGTGCAGGGAGGATATTGGCCTCCCATGCGTCTGACTTGATATCGGCGAACTCATCAATGCCACCGCCTCGCCAAGGGATACCCTCGATACGCTGAGGCTTATCCAATCCGATCACATGGATTTCAGACCCGCAGTCCATGTAGATGATTAGCTCAGACTCAGATGGCCTACGCTTATGGGTAGCCGAAAGAGTGAAAGCCTTCAGGTCATCCCAGAATATCTTCTTCGCTTGTGCATGCGTAGGAGCGGCAGCAAAGTATGGTCCTGAGTCAGCGCTAGCCTGCTTTACTAGGAATCGCTTAAACCGCTCAGTCTTGCCGCTACGGCGCCCCGCAGGCACCAAGGGGAAGCGCATACCGTTAGGCACAGCCGACATAAGGGCTAGCTGTACTGGATGGTCCCTGAGCGCGTACCAACGGGCTAGCTGGCGGTCTAGCAGGATATTGCCCGTTTTCATCCGGGGAGCTTGGCAATCAGGTCGCGGATAACATCGGACATGTCGTCCTTCTTCTCTTCTTCTTCCTTCTTATCCCGCCAGCCGAACCGGTTCTTCATATTGAAAATCCAGATGGCGCTATTCCCGCCCCCAGCCATAGCCAGGGTGCGCCCGGATCGCTCCCACCATACCTCGCACAGTTCCCTTGCGTCTTTTTCGGCTGCTCGAAACTCATCACTATCTTCTAGCAATGTTTCCCATGCTGAGCGCCCGATTCCAATTTCATGCCTGACCTCGACAGCCGACTTACCCTCTGAGGCAGCAGCAAGCATCCGATCCTTCCAGTCGGACGGGAGGTCTTCTAGTTTTGTCCTAGGTCTTCCTACGGCTGCCATATATAGATAACGCTATCCTAAATATATCGAATACTACATCAAACCTGCTCGCGGCGCTTCATCAGTTGATCCCAGCGGCATTCGATGCCATGCAGCCTTTCGCTATACAGCAGCGAACCTTCCTCATCGTTAGCGAATACAACCCGAAGCGTTTCCCTATCTTCATCTAAGGGAACCAACTTCCAATAGTCGAAAGATTGAATCTCCAACCATTCTCGACTCGGAAGACTATCAATCCAATTATTCACACCCTGCCTCCAAAGCACTAAACCCTAAGAACCTCTTCCTGCTCATCGTACCGCTGACAAGCGCACTGCCTCACTCCGTAGCCAAAACGCTCTCCGTCCAATGCCTCCATATAGGTTACAAACATGCTCTCGCCGCACTTGGGACACTTCTCATCCCAATCATTGTCAGCCATTACACGATCTTCCAATCAGGGTCATTCTGCCAAGCATCGGTACAAATGAGATACTTCCGCCTCTAGCGCATCGATCCTCATTCGCAGAATGTCAGCCCGGTGATAGCCAAGCTCATGAGGCTGAACTGTCTTCTGGACCCATTCTGTCTTTTCAATGAATTCATCAAATGCCGCTTTGTAGTCTACCTTACTCATCTACCTTCCTCCCCTTTGGCTTGTTTTCTTCAATCTTGCCAACCCATGTAGTAAGAGTTCCAGTCATCCACTCTAGCCATCCAGCATTACGCCATTTCCAATACAACCAATCTGAGAAATCATTTTGCACTTCAATGACCTTCTCAATCAGCCAGAAAGGAAGCATCACCGAAGCCGCAAGTAACATTCGGATGAACAATATCTTGTTTCGCCAGAGCCTTGCAGACCAATCATCCCTAAGTTTCATCTCATGCCTCCGGTGGCGGCGGCAGTGACACCCAATGGGTCGGCTTGTGCGAATACCAGTCGTCATGAGCTTGTCGGTCTTCACCGCGCCAATGATCGTGATACCAACGGGCGATAGTCACTCCGCTGTACTTCTCATCTTCCCACATGCCGTAGCTGTACGTCCCGCCAGAGATAAGAATATCAGTGCCGTCTCGCGGCGCCTCCTCGATAGGCCTCCACTCACAATGGCTCATCACTCCTCCCCCTTAATGCCAAGCTCAGCCATTAGGGCGTCTGCGAATGCTGTTGCTTCTTTTGCAACTATCTGATCGCGCCTCCTAGACTTATCAATACCTATTGCAAAGTCGATTCGACCCATTGCTTGTGCATTACAAATCAATGCCGCCATCGCCTTCCCAGCCAGCTCAGCCCTCAGCTTGACTCTGTCACCCTTAGTCATAATTCCGCTCCTTTCCAATTTATTGACTCCCAAATCTCCGTTCCGCGCCGCTCTGTATCTTCAAGCATCTTCTTTGTCCATACAGGCGGCAACACCGTCAAATGCCTAAACCGCTCGCTAGCCTGGAGCGATTGCTCTAATACCCATGCGATAGGGGTCATTTGGCCTCCGGACGCGCTGAAATTGCCGCCTTTATAGCAAATTCCATATCGCCGAACGGCATGTGTGCTTCCTCTGCCGCAGCGGTCATCGCCTCAGTCGGCTCAACCGGCACCAGCACCAACCCCTGCGGAGGCATGAGGGCCAAGCGGAGAAGATCAGCGGCAAGCTCCGGCATCTGGATTTGCCCGTTAAGACAGTCCGCGATTACTTGCTCCGAACACCCTCGCTGACGATGCCACTCTGCAAAGCACGCCCTCGCCCTCTGCTCAATCGCGCTCATGGCTGCGCCTCCGGCGGGGACGTCAACCAGAAGCCGTAAGCCGCACATGCCGCAATGCCCAGCCCGAGACTCCACGCCGCACCGGTGAAGTACAGCACGTACGCAACCCAGGCCTGCCAATCCCTGAAGTTGTCGAATGGGTCGCGGCCATCCAGCACACGGTCCACGGTCCACAACAGTGCCCGGAACGTGGGTATCGTCACCACGAAGAAGATCAGCGGGAAGGCTGCGATGCCGACGAGGCCAAGAATCATCTCCATCAGCCCACCTCCCCAGCGAGGTCGGCGCGGATGTAGCGGATGAGCGATTGACGCTCCGCCGCTTCAAGGCGGTTTGAAGATAGGACAAGTACAGAACCGTCGTTGTGGATGAGGCCCCACACCTCATCCGGCCCAACCGGCTCGGCGATGATGGCGTATGTATTGGACTTCCAATCCCACGATGGGTCATTCCTAATTTCGGCGAACGGCACGGACCCAGCCGGGCCAGCAGCCACCTTCCGCCCCTCAGCCGCAAGCTGCATCACACGGGCCTTCCCCGCCGTAGTGCTGGTGTCGATCTGTTCGAGGTTCATTGCGCATACTCCAACTCTCGAATAACCCTCATAAGCGTAGCGCCCCAACCATGCATTCCATTCCAGCAGCAATATTCGCTGAAAGCCTCGCCGACAGTCATGCTCTTGATTTCCTCATCAGAATGGCCGCGAGCTGCAAGCGTGCCATATACATCTTCACTCAAATCTCCGATCCTCATCCCTTATCCCTCTCAGTTGTTATTTTCTTTGGCCTGCTCTGGCTCAGAGTACCAATATTCTTCAGCCCGATTGGCACACTCAATGCATGGGATTTCAAAATACCCATTCTCATCAAGCTTCCCCTGACCCGCAGTGATTGAACCGCAGATTCCGCTACTGAGGTAACAATTGCTGTGATCCATAGCATCTCTCCTAAACCGGCCATCGCCGCGATAGGTCAATCCTAGCAAACCCGTGCCTGCCGTAGGCCTACACAGATAGAACGTTGAGTTGCGCTATTCGTCGCAATCCGGGGCGTATAGGGTGGCTCGGTCGGCCAAGTCAGCCTTTGTGTAGCGGTAGCCGCAATAGCAGCTCATCCCTACGTAAGCGTCTTCCGGCTCTAGATCGTAGTCGATGCCGCAGCGGGGGCACTCAATCTCTACCCACGGGGACAGTACGTCCATTACTACGTGGCGCATCAGTAGGCACTTCCCGGCTGGCCCGTGGCATTGCTGTTGGTACATTCGTTGCGGTGATCGTTGGCGCGAGGGCAGCGTTTGTTGCCGCATTCAGGGCAAAGGACCATATGCGTCATCTTGTACCAATCTGGCAAGCATTGATGGCACACACATTCAGGCTTGAATGTCCGAATCTCTTCGCAGTCAGGAAGACCAAACATTACTTTTCCTTAGGAACCATGCACTTGCCGTAGAGTTCGCGGGTTGCGGTCAGTTCGGATTGGAGCCACGTGATTACGGAGTCGGCTTGGTCGGCGCTTCCAATAAGATAGCCCGCACCTTCTGCCCGTAGGTCGGCTTCTGCATCCGGTCCGCTGGCAGTTCCGGCAATGGTTTGACCTTCACGTACTCGATTTGACTCACAGCCCCGCCACTGCTGCTGCAACCGCTGATTACCGTTGCGAAGATCGCTGACAAGAGTAGTTTGCGCATGGATTGCCGACTCCCGTCCGGCTTGGTAGTTTCGCTCGGCCTCAGCCGACTTGGATTGGTACTCGATGACCGCCTCTTGGGCCTTCTCTCGGGCCGTAGCAGCCGCCTGATACGCCTTGGCCGTAGCGGCCACTACCTTATCCTGATACGCAGCGTAGGCATCCTGAGCATTCCCAAGACGCCACGTCTGCACGCCAGCGGCTAGGAGGATAAGGAGTGCCACACCCGCAAAGATGCTTGCCCGTACACCGCCTAGCGCTAGGATGATGGCGTTCATTAGCCTTCGTCGGCCTCTTCAGCCTGATCCATCTGATTCGCTACTTCGCGCAGAATATCCGACACTCGCGCGCCTTCGATATGCTCGGCGGTGAAGTGCTGGACGCCTGCGATTCGGTTTTCTTTCTTAGGCGGGGTCACAATGATAATGGTCGACATTTGCAATCACTCTTCTTTGGGGGGTTCTTTAAGCCAAGGTGCCTGCTGATAGATGACACTCAGCAAATCCTGCATTCGGTCATACTTTCGGTTCGTGTCTACGTACATCAGAACCATAACCATGCAAAGAGTGGTAGCCACTGCGGTACATGTAACAGCTAGCCATACGCCGATCCCGCCTGCGTTGACATTGATAGTAGAAGTTCCAACGGTGTTATTGGAACTCAGGTGCGGAAGGACCTTATCAAGACGATCAAGTGTCCGTTCCAAATCGTTATTCATGGTGGATGATTCCTTCCAGCCGATCCAGTAGCAGGTTAACCCGAGTCACCAGCGGCTCTAGGTCATCTTCGTTTGACGCCCGCTTGAGTTCCTGCAAGGCCGTCTTCAGTTCCACGCGAATAGTATAAATCTGATGCTGCCGGAGGGCCATCTTTTCCAGCGCTGCAACTACTGTGGGCAGAACCCTCATGCACTCATCGGCCCGCGTTGAGCCTCGCGTTGAAAGCGCCCTACGGCTTTCTGCAATCAGTTCAGATAGCTCATCCATCGTGGGCACAGCCTCACCACGCCACTTCTTCTCTAGCCGATCCATATCCGTAGTGCGCCGGAAGATGCGCCGCCATGGATAGAACTTCCCAGCCAGCGCGAACACCGTTGCAATGCTCCACATCAGCAGAGCGCCGCGCCATGTATAGATGTTGGCACCCATGATGCAGGCTAGGAGCATCATGAAGCTGCTGGCCGTCATGGATAGGAATCCAATCCCAAGACCGAAGTCTACCGCGCCAGGCCACGTCAGCAGTGCGCGCCAATTAGGCGGGCGTACGGCATTAAGCCCAAAGAATGCGGTCAGCCAAATAACAGAGAGGGCCGGGATAGTCGCATAAGACCAAATATTACTCATCGGTAGCGCTTCCTTTTCCTAGTGCCTTCTGGAACTTTTCTTTGCCCCATTCAAGCAAGTATCCACCCCAATTCTGAGAGGTCATGCCAAGCACCCATCCCGCGCACGCTTGAAGTCCATTGCTAGGCCACTTGTATCCAAAGTATTCCGGAATCCCAACAATAACCAAAGAGGTTAGACCAAAGGAGTATAGGAAAAGGTATAGAAGGTCGGCGTGATCTTTCTTCTTATTCTTCAGAACCACCATGAAGCAACCTAGCCCAATGAAAAAAAGGGTGTTGAACGATGTTCCCAACGTCAGGTGCCACCATGGAGATGCCTGCTGAATCTGCCGAGCAATCTCAGAGCCGGTTGCAGCGGCCAGGAAGGCGGCTATGTAGGTCGTTGCATTCAAGATAGCCCCTCCATGGTTTGCCCCATTATCGGATAGTCCAAGCTGCCGCGTACTTCTGAGTCCATGACTTCCGATCCGCTAGACCGATTTGCCCCCCATTTACCAACTCCGTAACTCTGTCTACAGAGCCACGGTCAGCGATTTCATTCAGTCCATTGGCAACCCAATACCAAATTGCCGAGGCCACAGCCCCAGCCGGAGTGGCCAGCAGGTCAGGATTCTTCACGACAGAATCATCGCCTTTCCATGCCTTGCTGAACTTGCCTTGATTTTCCTTGCCGGTAAGCATCTTCAGACCTTGGCCGCGATGCTTCCAGCCATCGCCAGATGCCTCATTCCCATTACCCATGCGGTTGGCGTAGACATTGTTAGCGATGGCTCGTGGGTTGCGCTGAAGCTTATTTGCCAAGGCATTAGGCTTAATTCGCCAGCGCGGATTTGAGGCGGTGCCGAGATTGACCTTTACATACTTACCAGCCGAATCCTTCTCGCCGTACCGGCCCGGCCATGTATTAGCCATTCCATCCGCAGAGTAGTTCAAGTTTTCTTGAACAGCCTTGAAGCCCGCAGACTCCACATGAACCTGCCCCAAAAACATAGATGCTCGCCGAACGTTATTCATGATCCCAGCAGCTTTCATCTGCCGGACGAGTTCTTGGGCATACGGCTGAGCGGCTGGGGCGATTCGGACGATGGATTCAGCAGTGATCATATATACACAAGGCGCAGGTTTCCGAAAGGATACCCCTGCGCCTTGCCTGATGCAAATTAGCCTTCATTCAAACCCAGCAAAAGTGTGCGTGAGTTATACCAATGAGAAGACTCTTCAACGAACTTATTACCTCTGAAATCAGAGTAATCCACATGATCTTCTGGACTGAACTCTACGGCATGTGTCACGCCGCCTTGCTGATAGTAGCCGCTGCCTGATTCACAATGCAGAACCCTAACAGTAGCTTCCTGGTCCTCAAATGCTTGCAGCCACTCAATCAGTTCTCTCACCTTCATCCCGCCTCTCCTTATTTAAATACAGCCCACAACCCAATAGCGCCGACTCCAAGCACAAGCCATGCCGTGAAGTTAGCCGCCAGCAGCCAGAACACCCAATGGCGCGGCTTGGATATCCATTCTGCGAACCATGCTTTCATCTAGTTACCACTCATTCTTAGCTTTTTCAAAGGTGCTGGTGTAGCCAACGCCACCCAAAAGATGCTTCCCATCAGGAGACTCTAGGCCGACTACGATTTGAGCCGTGCCGTAATAGCCCTCGCCATTATCATGCTCGACCGTAAGAGTGCAGCTAGACAGATATTCTTCTAGCATCTTCTCAAATACTTCTTTCTTCATCGGATAACCCTCGAATGTAGCGGCGCGACTCGCTCCGCCTTCTCCTTATCCCGCTTAACCTGCTCCGACGTTCCGTGCCATGCTCGCCAAGATGACTTGCCTGGATTCTTCGCCCGCTGCATTGCGCGCTCTTGGTCAGTCATTGCGTGAAATCCGTTCGCTCACGAAGCATGGCATAAGCAATTTCACCATCCGCCTCATAAAACTTATCGCACCATTCCTTTTCAACGCCCTTTACCTTATCAAGGCTTAGGAAATTGTGATACGCCTGACCAACACGCATCCCACGGAAATGCTGAGGGCTAAAATACGCCAATACGCTTGCGCTAAACATCATCATCTCATCTCCCTATTGGCCCGTGGCCGTTGTGTGTCTGAAAGTAGATGGGACCGCTAGTCGGAGTTCTCGGCTAAGACATTCTGTTGCCGCCTTAGTTGTGTCCCGGTCGCTGCTGTCGCCCCAGTTACTAAAGAGTACCAACTTACACGATCCGATCAACATCATGGATAGAACTATCTTCGCCATGAATAGAACGATGGATTTCGCCCATAAAAAACCCTAGCACTATCGGGGAGGACGATAGCCTAGGGCGCGTGCCGGTGGATGAGGCCGGACTTAACCACGGGGAGGGACCGTGGGCAGGCGCTTGAGCAGCCGTGCGAGTTCATTATAGCGACTCATGCGCGGCTGGCAATAGCCTTAGATGAAGTTGTGAGCGACAACGTATGCGATAACCCAAATGAAGGTATGCGCGAAGCTAAGCACAAACCCTCGACCGTACACACCTACGGCACCCTCCTGCTTATCGTAAACCTGATTCGTGAAGAACAGCAGGTGAGTAAGTGGCCATGCGAAAGCCATAAGCAGTCCATAGGCCATCGCCGTTCCGATTTGCCCAACATCAAAAGTCGGAACTACAAACCAATTCCACAAATCTTTGAACAGCCACGCATTGTAGATGCCAAGAACAATTGCAAACGACAGTGAGATTAAGAACTTCCCAAGCGCTTCTGCCAACTTACCCATACTTCCCTCTTCTCTTCCGTGGTTGAAACTGGAGCGAACTATCGGAATCGAACCGATTTCCTCAGCTTGGAAGGCTGGTCCCTAACCAATCGGGCAAGCTCGTAATGAATCATGGTGACAGCTTTTCGATATGCCTTAGAACTTAGTTCACCAGCTACATCTGGTCTACCTCCGCGTGTGGTTGCTGCCCGCGACACTTACCATGAAATGGTGGGACCGCTAGGACTTGAACCTAGACTCAACCGATTATGAGTCGGTTGCTTTGACCTTTAAGCTACAGTCCCAATATGGCGGGTTGTTGAGGATCGCTAAGTGCCAAGTCTCTCGTATTTCTGTGCCCTTTTTATAGGGCAGTACGATTCCCTTTTCTTTGTCCTCTTCCTTTCAACCATTTGCTCTTTTGAAAATCTCCTAACAGCACCCTTTCCGCCATGGCTGTAGTTACAAGATTGATGGCTAAAAGCTATATTACTTATATCAAAGAAGTTCTTAACCGGATCATCTGAATTCAGCCATGGGTCAATATGTTCGACTGAAAAAGTTTCCCTTGTCAGATCCTTGCTACACCTATGGCATTTGTGACCAAACTTTATTGCAAAATGATAGAGGAGATCAGACCTCAGCCTATTTGCTGCAGTGCTGTAATTCATACCAAGCTTTAATGCTTTTTTATCCATGACTGACTCCTTAGTCGTCTATAGAATAAATTGCGGGTTGCTGAGGAGTCGAACCCCGAACCTTTCGGTTCCCACGGTTTTCAAGACCGCTCGCCGTCCAACACAGCGGAACAACCCAAAACTGGCGGGATCAAGAGGATTTGAACCTCTGAGCCATTGCGGCTTACCGGTTAGCAACCGGCTGCATTCGGCCACTCTGCCATGATCCCTTAAATCTATTTTACTAGAAATGCTGTTTGTAGTGGAGGCCAGTGGTGATTCTCTGGCTTGTCGCGTTAACCCCGCAGCGCTACGGCTTACCCGACTGGTCCTCCCTGCCAATCACCACTTGGCATTCTCCACTACAAGCAACACTTTAAATGAACTATCGGCTGACCATGAGTGAGGACTTGAACCTCAAACCTGACGTAAACGTCGCTCTACCTATTGAGCTACTACATGGTCATGCGATAACTCACTTCCCCCGCCAGCAGCCCTAAGCCCTCTAGAGCCACTGGCGGGTTCCTACATGCTACTTATCTCACAATCCAAGTCTAGGCCGAGTGGGCGCTATACCATCCCCAATTTAGCCCCTCTACTCCTAGTTACGCTAGTTACTCGCCTAGATCACGCTGCGGAGACGCCCGAAGGCTACACGACGCTCTAGGTGCCGCCGTTGTTTCGTCAAGCCAAGACCTGCGGCTGCTCGACTTCCGAGGTATCCGCCTGTGCGGGCTGCTCGGCTCAGCTAAATCCCTTGAATCGAATCTTACTCTTACTAGAATCCTATGCAACATCGTGCGTAGGATTCAGTGGTGCAGTGGTGGAACGATCAGCCAGTCGATCCAAAGCCACCAGTTCCGCGCGCCGTTTCACTAAGCTCTTGGACCTCAACGAACCTGACCTGCTGGGCATCCTGAATAAGCCCCTGAGCAATCCGCTCACCAGCCGCAGGGAACCAAATGCCCTCATTGTCCCGAGTCAGCTTTACGGCGACTTCTCCACGGTAATCTGAATCGATCACCCCCACACAATTAGCAAGCCGGATGCCCCGATTGAACCCATGCCCGCTACGGCTGTAAAGCATCAGCACCTTGCCTGGCGGAACCTCAAACGCTAGGCCAGTGGTGTAGAACGCCGTATTACCCTCCTGCTGCACCATCTCAAGTGCCGTAATGTCGAAGCAGCCTGAGCCATCGGTGGCGTAGGTCGGAATTACTGCGGACGGGTGGAGGCGCTTGATGTTAATTAGCTCTGGCTGGCCTAAGCTGCTGATTTCATTGGCAAGCTTGAAATCAGCAGCGGCCATCTTAAATGGCAACCCCGCCCCGCCCATGACACCCGGCGTAAGAGTGTATACGTCACTCATCGTCGCTCACCACTCGGTCGGCGTCGGGGTCGGATTCTTCAAGTTCATCTGACATAACAATCTTTTCGGAAACCACCTTTCCATCTTTTACGGTTCCGACCAACACCCCAAACGGCTCACCCTGAGCATTATTGTTATTTACGGAGAGCCCTTCTACAACCATAGCGCCAGCATCATCGCGACCTACCTCAATTTTATAGGCAGAAACGGGCGGCTCAATATCCTTAGGCAGACCCAAGCCCTCATCCAGCGTCAGCGTGAACTCATGCCCCTCAGTCGCGCCAATCACGCTATCCAGCCGGTAGCCCAGCGTGCCGAGAATATCCACCAGCGCATCGGAGCTGATCTTCTCAACCTGGCCGCGCAGGATCGTACTCATACGGCTATTGGCGATGCCGCATTCCTTCGCAGCCTGTACGCCGTTCAATCCCTTCATCTCAACGTGGCTCTTGATCGCCCGAGCCAGAGCGCCGCGCAGGGCGGTAGAGTTGCTATCGGTCATATTCATCCTTACTTGGTTGGCGGAGCCGGAAGCGGCATCCAGTGTGTGAGGTAATCGCATTTCGCACCAGTGTGGTCACGAAACGCTTCTTTACCCTTAGCGTTAGGGTGATAACACCGCCAGCGAACGGATACTGGCAGAAATCCATTATCTCCATAGTGACTAGCAACGCAGGCCAGAATTGCGCTACCGTCTAGAGGCGCTGTCTCAATCGGCTCCCAACTCATCACTTCCCCCTCTTTCGTCGTTGAAGTTCTCTATCCATCATCCTAGCCTCAGCCGCGAAGTCTCTAGCCTCTTGCATGACCTCGCTAACGTCATAACCCTTTCGGTGTATATAGAAAACTGACTTGGCTAGCTCTCTACTTAGACGCATGACGATTTCTAGTTCATCGTCTGTGTACTGGCTAAACCTTGGCGCGCTCATCTTGGATCAATCTCTCAAGGTATACGGCCAAGTCCATTGCCTCTTCTTGCGCGTGGATCAGCCAGTCCAAGGTAGATAGGTCTGTCCGCTCCATCGTCTGCTGATACTTAATCAGTCCATCGATAGCCCGATCTTTGATCTTGGCTACTACTGCATCTTCAATGCTAGACACCTTCAACTCCCGATAATCATTTCAGCACGGCGGCGAAGAACATCAGCCGTATCACGTGGCTGTCCCTTTCGATCATCCATGCCATTACGGAATCCATGCTTATAGGATGGCGGCTTATGCTCTAGCGAGGCTGGCTCATAAAAGCTGTTCCAGTCCATGCCATCCATATAGCCCTTCACC